GGGAAGGTAGCTATTCTTCCTTCGCTCTCGTCTATATATAAGTAGACTTTTTATATTTTGCTTCCGAAAAAAAATACTACATTTTCCAAAATTTCCAAATTGAAAATTTCGTTTTCTCTTTGTGAATATGCCCAAAAGCACCATCCCCCATTGGTATACATCTATGAATATCTAACTAATTCTTGCGCCCGCCGCAAAGTAGTAGTATCCTATACTCACAAACTAAAGAGGAGGCATCCCTATGGCGCAATTCATTACAAAAACCCACAAGTCCAAGGGCGAAGAGGTTTCCACTCAATACCGCATTGACGCAGACTTCATCCCCACGCAGATAAGCGACATCTGCCAAGAGTTCATTGAGAACTACTGTGTGGCGCACAACGAAATTGAATGGCTCATTGGTGTAGCTACCAAAAAAGTGCAATTTGAAAAGGGTAAGGACGGAGAAAAGAAAGTGGTTGAGCAAGCCAACCCGTTCGTCAGTGTCCGCGCGGAGTTTGCCAAGAAGTTCTTCCCCTCTATCGTCAAGGGCACGGCGCATAAAGAGACTTGGGCAGAGAGCCTTTTGCGGAAATACGGAAAGTAAGTCATTGAAGCTATAGAAAGAGGTAGGCTATATGCCTACCTCTTTTTCTTATACATCGTGCTCTTCTGCCCAATCCGCAAGTCTATCGCGGGCTTTATCATCCAGCCACACAAGAGCATCATCAATCTCTACGATGTAGCTTTTGCCCTCCTGCCAGCTCTCCATAAAGCCCAGATAGCCCAAGGCCGCAAGAAAAGACTTATATGTTGTTTCATCCTCAAAGGTAAAAGTAGTTTTACTTCTCATAGAACTCAATTCCTTTCTTTATTTTCTATATATATTATACCGCAGATTTTAGAGTAATTCAAATTCTGGGGCTCTGTGCGCGCCTTATAGCGTCTTTTGCACTTCAATAGTATCTTTGTATTCTGAAAACAAAAGCCTCTTGTATGCCCGTTCTAATCGCTTGGCGCGGGCACCATAAAAACCACTCAAACATAGGCTACATCCAAGAAAAAAATTCTAACCACAAAACTTCTTGACATATGAACATTTCCGTGATAAATTACTTGAGGCGTTGAAAGAGCAAATCAACTCCCCGGCTCGCAAAAAATCACCGCGCCCGGCAGTCAAAAACCCTTGAAAAATCAAGAAAAATTACGCTGGCATAGCACAGTCGGTAGTGCAGCTGATTCGTAATCAAGGCAGCGCCTTTTGTATGCTTGTTTAGCCGTAAAGTCATTGATTTCCAATGGTTTTGCGGTTTTTTTACTAAACAAACGGGCACGGTGATTTTGTCAGGTTAGAGTAAAATCTTTGAGCTAATTTTAGACAAGGTGATTTGTGCTTCAACTCCAAAAACTGAACTTTTGGGGGTATAAAAATGGGTGTTCCTAAAAAAATTCGGCGAGCTTCTAATCCTGTCGGCGTTTGCTTGGAGGACGCTTTCAACAAGTTCATTATTGAGAAAGAAGCGCTCCAGCGTTCAGCGGCAACAGTAGAAAGCTATCAGAAGTCTTATCAGCGCTTTCTCCAGTCCTTTGAAGGTGAAATTGATGGAGATACTTTTCTTTGTTCTGAACTCACAGAAGATACTATCTTTGAATGGATGGCCGCGCTAAAGAGTGATGGTATTCGCCCGCAGTCTATCAACCATTATCTAAGAGATATGCGGACGTTCGTAAACTGGTGTAAGAATAAAGGATATATCACCGGAAAGCTAAAAGTTCAGCTCACCAAAACACAGGAAGAGCTTCCCAAAGACTACTCTAAAGAAGAAATGGATTTGCTCTTGCGCAAGCCCATTCACAAAGATGAATTTGTTGAATGGCGTATGTGGGCTATTGTAAACTTCATCTATGCTACTGGCGCGAGAGAAGATACTATCTGTAATTTGGCTGTAGGCACAGTAGACTTGAAAAGCAAGCGTATTGTCTACACCCACACTAAGAACAAAAAGCCTCAAGTAATTCCAATCTCAAATGCTCTTGCTTCTGTTTTGCGCGAATACATCAAAATGTGGAGAAGCGACGCCCGCGCAAGTGATTATCTGTTTTGTAGTATTTCGGGTGAAAAACTTAGTGGAAACGCTATCCGCAAAGCATACGCTACTTACTCCCATAAGCGCGGGGTAGATAAAACTTCCCTTCACGGTATCCGGCATACTTTCGCGCGGGAATGGATTTTAGCCGATGGTTCCCCCTTCAAGCTACAGAAATTGCTTGGACATTCTACGCTTGATATGACGAAGAACTATGTCAAGCTCTATGGTAATGATTTGAGTGAGGATATAAACGAGTTCAACCCATTAGACAAAGCCAAAAAGAAATATGAGAGAACCAAAAAGGTAAGATAATGAGAAAGGGATAGGCCGTAGCCTATCCCTTCTTTTAGTCATTGCCTAAAATTTTCTCTTCTACCTTCTCAATGCGCTCATTGAGTAGAATGAGAGATTGAGAGATTTCCTTTAGTGTTTCTTTCTGCTCATCCACAATGCCGTTCAAACGTTCCTCGCGCGCGGTAGCTTCTTTCTTATTGATGTAGAAGAGCCATACAAAGAGGGCACACCAAATACCCTACTGTAGCACTACTTCAACAATCGGTTGAAAGTCCATTAGATTACCTCCATCGTTTATTTCCAAGTGCCCGCATTATTTATATACGGAACAACTTGTTTCCAAGTTCCCCCTATATTCACCCAAGGAGTAGCCTGTTTCCAAGTTCCATTTACATTCACATATACCAAAATTGCTAAGGAGGCTGGCGCGGTAAAAGTCATAGTTTGCGTTGCTACAGCGCTTCCAGTTCCACCAGCACCGTTGACGTATACTTTGATAGTAGTATTGGGTGAAGCTTCTCCAATATAGTAATATGTAGATGTTCCTTTAGTCATACTAAAAGAAGTATCCCATCCACCTACGCTATCTCCAACATCACAACGCAACATCCAATCATTTGGGGCATAATAAGTTCCATACGAGCCGTTAGAGCTTGTTGCAACTAATTTTATAACAAATTGATTTCCATCTAAACGTGCAATAGAAGCGCTACCGCTCATTGCCCAATGGTTTGAACCACCGGAAAAAGTTTTATTTTGCTCATAGGCGCTATCTTGTGGGAGAGTTGGAGCGGAGTTTGTCCAAATGGCTTTAGGCTCTTGTCCAGTTGGGACAGTCTAAACTACCTTTTGTTGCGCGATTGCACTATCACCTTGATTGAAGGACGTGGTAATTGATGTGCCCGCGGTTGCTTCCCCAATATAGTAAAAAGTCTATCTTCCTTTTGATACAGAGAATTGGGTAGTTGTATTACCTTGGCAAGTCAAATTCCACTTACTTGGAGGATAGTAAGTTCCATATGAGCCATTTCCGTTCCACATCGCCATACGCACGGCAAATTGGTTGGAGCCCATCGAGGCAATATAAATAGTGCCACTTATTGTCCAATGGTTTGAACTACCAGCTATTGTTTTACCTTGTAGCCACTATGCACCAGAAGGAAGAGTTGGGGCTGTTGTTGTCCAAGTTCCCATTCATCTCACCTCTTATGAATATTTGAAATAAATATCCCCATCAGAGCCACCGGAAGGTTCAGACGTTCCAGAGGAAATTTTACGAACCTTATCACCACATATATAGCAGTTAGTTCCATCACTTTGAATTAGCCAAGTATCTTGTGCATAGGAATATATTCCGTGTGTTATACCATCACTTTCATATCCTACAAACATAGCATTTCCAGTAGTAGTATTTTCGGCGCGCAAACCACTCAACATTCCATTTGGAGATTTTGTCATAAGTCCATTCCAAGTGTTTTGAACAACAACCGGCACATTGAAGTTGAAGTCTGACTTGCTCCAATCGAACACCGGTAGGGTAATGACTATAGCTTCTTTGGAGAGGACGGTGGTGAGCTTGTCTGTAATTGAAGCTTGAATAGTCCATTGCTTTGTATAATCAAGTGTCGCCTCATAGGTAGCGTTCACGGAATTATTTTTGATTGTAGCTGTTGCGTCTACCCAATCGCTGTATGTTCCATTTCCCTCTTTCCAACGAACTTTGATAGCTACGGTATTATTTTCAGCGCCAAAGGTTGAATTGAAGAATGTGCCTTTGATGGTGATAGTGCTTTTGTTGGTGGTTGCATCTGGATTTGTTGCCGTCATTGAGATTGTCGGCTTGAACCACTACACCAACGGAATAGTGGCGGTTTGGGTAGTAGAATATCCACGGCTATCCGTAATAGAAAATTGGAAGCTATCATTTACAACATTGAATGTTGGAGTGGTGCTATTCTCCACTATTACGCTGCCGTGCTTCGCAGATAGCACTTTGCGCGTAGCATTATATTTTGTTTGCGGATTTATGGCTACTGAAACCGTATCATACCCCACAATTGCTGTTGAGCTGTTGCCTGTGAGCGCGGTTTGAGGGTTCGTAATGGTGAATACGGGGTTCAGCGTCGGCTTACAATCAGCTTCCGAAGCATAGCCCGCAATATCTACTATATCTTGCCCTAAGCTCACACCATTAGAAGCAAACGTCTCAACAATGAGGCGAATAGGAATACTCTTATCTGTAGCTCCTAATGAATTGAATAGAGAAGTGGGAATAGTCCATTGAACAGTGCCGCCGCCAATACCTTCCGCAATAGTGGTAATAGTTTCTCCCACTTTGTAGGAGAGATTATTGGTGTAGCTATCATCCATAGCAACAATATTGATATTTACAGTCTTACCAATATCCGCGCCAACCGCAGAGATAGCGCTTACACCGATAGTAGTAGATGGAACACATTCAAGATATTCTGTTTGTTCTTTACCTACATACTGCGGGACACATTGACACCACGCATAGATACGATATTTGAAATTTAGCGCAGATAGCACATTATACTTATACTCATATACATAAGAACCATTTACAATGGAGTGCTCGGCGCTATCATATCGGTTGCTACTTACATCCTAAACAATAAAAGAATAATTGTTAGGCGCTTTCATTGTGTAGCCGGATAATTGGTGATAGCTCACGCTATAATTTCCGCTGATAACTACACGAATATATTTTCCATCATCCTTGATTACTTGGGAATAAGAAAGCGACGCTTCATAATTACACCGAGAAGCATAAAGTGTTCCGGTATTTAGCGGATACCTACCGCCGTCAACAAGGCCAATACTGCAACTTGTAGCCATTAGTTATTCCCTCCTACCCAAAAAGCGCCCGTGCGCGTATTATTTGAATAATCCTCAAAGCGAGTGTTTCCAATACGCAGATATTGAGACGCAAAGAGGTTGATAGCATCTACACCAGTATTATTTACATCGAGTAATACCGTGCTTCCACTTTCAATTTTCATACCATCTTCATTGACGATAGTAGAAATATCGCTATCTGTCTTTGAAATTTGGAGGCCGTTTTCATCAAACTTGAAGCCTGTAGTAGTGGAAACGCTATTGATATTCTTTAGAGAGTTCTCAATCTGGATTTGAACATCCTATGCGCTGATTGAAGTCTTTACACTATTTTGAACTTCTTGAATAGATGAGTTGAGAGCATCCAAACTTTCTTTTGTCGTTTGCTTGCTCTCTTTGACTTCCATAGAGATTTTATCCGTAGCAATTTGGAGAGCGGAGTTTTTACTTTCCAGCTCATCGGTTTTACTCGCTACCAAGTCAATTTGCTTTTTCTATTTATCGACGCGCGCATACGTCTATTTTATAGCGTCGCCTATACTCGTGGGATTGCTTTCGGTTTCTGCGGAAGTCTCGTTATACTTCCATTGAGTTGTTTCTTTTAGTGCGCCATTATATTCAATCTTATCATTGAGAACATAAGAGGTAATTGTTTGATTATCTCTTGTTTGTAGTGTAAGCTTATCTCCTACTTCTAATGCAGGATTTCCGCGCCAGCTACACGAAAATACATCAATCGTTATATTACCAATTACCTCAATTCCATTATGAATTAGAGTTGCTATATCGTCGCGCAGTTCCCAAAAAGGATTATCTCTTACATATTGTGTAGAGCCTATTTGTGTAGTGCTTTCGCTGACATTATCACCTAATTCTGTAGCGCTGCAAATTGTCTAAAGGCGCTTTCCGCTTCCACTACTAAATTCAAAATAAATATCCTTAGAGATTGCTAATACTGCATTTCCTTCTTTGTTTAGTTGCTTGAAGCACAAAGTCCCCGTAGAGTTGATAAAATAGATTGTTTGTGTAGCTTCGGCTAAATAATCAAGCGCTTCTCTTATTGTCTCTGTGCCGTCGAAGTTCGCGCCATTCTCATAGGAAACGGTAAAGCTATCTGTGCCGGTAATGCCGACGCCTAAAAGAGTAGCACAGGCCGCTGCAAATTGAGCTGTAGTGTATGGCTTCTCAACCACAAGTTCACTAACTGTATGCGCGGCCGCTGGGTAAATCGCATCATAGGCCGTAATAGAAAGCTCATTCGTCTTTTCGTCTCGGTGGATTTCGGAAACATAGAACGTGGGATAGGTAATGTATTCCGTTTCAACCTCATCACTCACAAGGCGAGGGCTTATTCCAATTTTGATAGAGTTAGCTGTTGAGTAGGCTAACTCTCTATCTTTATCTATTAGATGGATATTGAGGCGCTGGCATACACCAAAGCCAAAAAACTTACCATCATCACCTATGCGCTAAATATCAAAGGAAATTATTCTGTCCTCATCAGTATAGGTATCTACCAAAGCAGAGCCTTGATAGAACTCTGCTTTGGCTTTGATTTTGCGGACAGACGCACTAATAGCGGTATTATATGCGGTTGTAGTTGTTAGCATAGTCTGCCCTCCTTACAGTTGAGTAAATTTGAGTTTCATTTTCTTATACTTTACGTTGCTTTGCTGAATGGTATAGTAGTCCGTATTATACGAGGAACATACAACAGGAAGTTCCGCAAAAGTCCCCGTTTGAGGCTCACGGTAAAAAATCGTTATAGAGAACGATTTTATATCCGTGAGCAACTACTTCATTGTTTCATCATCCAATGGAATAACCTCTACCTCTACCGTTGTCTTTGTGTTGTGATAATCAACTACGGAATTATAAGAGGCGTTAGTTTGAGAAGTATAATTCACGGTATATCCAACTTTCAACGAGCTTGTATAAGCGCTATAGTCGTGTGAGCCAATTTGAAAATAAGCCATTTATACCCCTCCTTACACAAGATTTATTCCAAGACTACCGCGTTGACGTGTAAGCGCGTTGATACTATCAACACTAATTTCTGCAAATGTCTTTCCGTCTACTTGGAGAACAATAGGTGTATTACTTCCACCCATTCCTGCGGCAAGACGTTCGGCAATTTTATCAAGCCATTCGGTATTGTTTTCCAGAGGGACAACCGCTTCCGCGCCGTGCTCGCCTAATCCTCCAAGAGCACCATTCCCATAGTTGAACAGAGTAGGCGCATCGAACACACCGCCGCGCGCATACCAACTAATTGCGAACCTGGGCACGCTCGGCGGGGAGAGACTAAAACTACCGGAAATAGAGATATGAGGCATCTTCAAGTGCGGCAAGCTCCAATTGAAATTGAAGAAGCTCTTGATTTTATCAATAATACCCTTCACCTTATCACGGGCTTGTCCAAGAATATTACTGAACTTATCACGGATAGCAGAAAGTTTACCACCTGTTAGAGCATCAATAGAAGCATATGCACTTGAAAAGATACTCTTCAATCCAGCGCCTAACGCGGCAACAATACCCTTGATACCGCCGCCATTTTCTTCATAAGCCTACTTCATAGCGGAAAGGTGAGCTTGTGTCTGCTCTTTGGCTGCGGCGACAGCATTGGTAATTACGCCTTTGATGGTAGCCCATTTTTCACTTGCTTCTGCCTTTATAGCATCAACCTTTTCAGAAATGGCAGATTTCATATTGCCAAACCACTCTTTTACCTTGCCAACCATACTTGAAACAAAGTTAGCAATCGCGGCGCATACTTCGCTTACTTTCGCTTTGATAGCGTCCCAATGAGTAATGCAAAGAACAATAATTGCAATGAGCGCGGCAATGGCTGCGGCGATAAGCAAGTATGGCGCGAGAGCTGCCCAAGTAGCTGCGGCGAGTGCTCCCAAAGTAGCTACTTGCGCGGCATCCATAGCAAGCTTTATAGCGGCAACCGCGTTATACATCGCTACGGCGGCGACAATTACGCCAATAACCGCGGCAACGGCTATAAGAATGGGTTGAAGTGTTGCCCAATTTTGCACGACAAAACCCACCACAGCGCTTACTGTATTCTATACAGTTTGTAGCGCGTTCACAATTCCGTCAAACATTGCTTGAAGTGCGGGGTAGGGCTCTAATGCGGTGTGGACACCCTCTACAAAACTCTGGAAGAATTGCTTTACTCTTGGCTTGATATTATCAATTACAGTCCCTACAGAACTAATCAAATCCTTGGTGAGCTGCCCAATATCGGCGTTATCATCCATCAAGCCAACAAGCCAGTTTGTCCACGCGGCTTTCATCATAGCAACAGAGCCTTGAATTGTTTTCGCGGCCTCGTCTGCTGTCGCGCCGGTAATGCCCATTTCTGTCTGAATGGCGTGGATTGCCTCATATACGTCTGAAAGATTATTTATATCATACTTGATACCTGTGAGCTTTGTAGCGTCGGCAAGTAAACGTTCCATTTCTTGCTTTGTGCCACCATAGCCTAATTTGAGGTTATCGAGCATTGTATAATTCTATTTTGCAAAACCTTGGTAAGCGTTTTGAATGCTTTCCATAGTGCTACCCATACGGTTCGCATTGTCGGCCATATCTGTAATAGCCATATCTGCGATTTGCGCGGCCTTGGCAGTATCGCCGCCAACGCTCGCAATGAGGCCAGCACTAAATGAGGTAGCCATTTCCATATACTGATTAGCGCTCATCTATTGGTTTTTGTAAGCGTCGCGCGCGTAGGCTTGAACGGTTTGGCTATTCTCTTTGAATAGCATATCAATACCGCCAACTAACTGTTCATAATCGCTATAAGCACTTAGCGCTTTCTTACCAAGAGCTAAAACCGCAGCACCCGCCGCCGCACATCCGGCAACGAACGCCTTTGCAATTTTCTTTCCCAAGTCTGCGAAGGATTTACCCATTTTCTTTATGACTTTATCGGCTTCGCCTTTCATTGAATTTACTTTTGCTTTGAAGCCTTGAATGGAGCTTTTAGCCTACTCTATTCCTTGTTTGAATTGGGCAATTTCGGCCTTTATAATAACTTTCAATTCTTCATTCATTATTCGCATCCCCTCCATATTTCATATTATAGGTATGCGCGAACTATCTAAATCTCAAAGCAGATAACTCATCTGTTTGAGCTTGCTTTTCCTCTTGTAATTTTTCTCTGTCAAAAATAGTTGGATAGGCATCTTCCAAAGAGGGCAGAGAGCACTTACTATCATATATGCGCCCTACACTAACGCCTATCAGTTGAGCAAGTCTGTAGTCAAAGAAAGCTTTTTCTTGAAGTTCGTTCTTTTGTCTGCGCTGTTTACTTTTGAGCAAGCGCTCCAATTCGGTGAGCGTCATATTCCAAAAGTCAAATTCCCCAATACCCCAATCAAGAGCCTTATCTAACAACTCAACTATCTTATCTGTGTAAAGAAAGGGGGCTACATTTTGCGAGCCCCCTTCCATTAGTTTTTTTCGGCTTCCTCGGTGCTGGCGTCAGCGGGAAGCAAACCAGAAACCTTATAAACCTCAAGAATTACCTTGATAAAGTCGCTTGCGCTATGTCCATCACCAATATAATCATCATAAATATCATAGGCTTCATTCAGCCCAACCCCGTGATGGAAGTATTGAAGGCTCGCGTAGAGAATAGCAACCATAGAGGTAATAGTTGGTAATGTATCCCCATCTCCAAAAATAGCAATAGGATTACATCCAATCTACTTCTCAAGCATTACGATATTACGGGTGTTCAAGCGTAATTTATAATCACGCCCACCCGCGCTAAAATCAACATACAGCATTTATTTTTCCTCCATTTATAAAAAGTTGGGGGAGGGGGAGAAAGGAACCTCCCCCAACTCCCCATATGGGAATTATGCCCAAGCCATAGCGGAATTGGGCTTGATACTCAATTCATAAGTAAGAGCAGCATTCACGCCAACGCTATCCAACTTTACGCTGGAAGTGCCGGTGAAGGAGCAAGTAGCACCATCAGGAAGCTCAACCTTCCAAGAGATTGAACCGCTAAGGCCATTGAGCGTGGTGAACTGTGTCTTATCATAAAGGAACTTGAACGCAAGACTATCGCCATAGTTCAAGATACCATCGGTATACATATGCGCGGCGTCCGAAAGAACGGTAATTTCAATAGCTTCCGCTTCGCCACCCAAATCAGGAATTTCCTGCAAGTTGGTAAGTTCGGTATATTCGCTTCCACTCGCTTCCTTATAGGATAATTTGATACCCTTGGAAATTGTAGCCATAAAATCTACCTCCATTATTCAAAAGGTTCGAGGGCTAAAGCCTCATAACCCATAATCTTCTAAATCATAGAACTATTCATATCATACAGCTCTCCACAACTAATGCGCTTGAAGCCTAACGGCCTCAACAGCTCATCAATTTGGAGCGCATAGCGTTGTAAATCGGCAATTCGTTCACCCCATACCTTTACTTGGTATTGGATACGGCTATAGCCAAGTGTGTCGCCCTCTTCGGCGGCAACATTGGACAGTTCCATATAGCTCACACAAGGCGTTGAAAGCCCGCTGTGCAGCGTCATTTCATAGTGAACTGGTAAGCCGGTTTTTTGGAGAGCTTCAACCATTTTAGAATGAAAATCAATCATTCGTTATACCCTCCCCTAATAGCTGTGTAATTTGATTGCGGTTATCGGATAGCGCCGGGCGCATATATGGGTGTGGGTGCTGGCCGTGGGTAAAATGTAATTTCCCTTCATCATCCCTATAAGCCCACGGTGTTTTTCGGCCATTGCCTCCTTCGGCAAAAAGCCCTGTTCCATACTCAACATAAGGCGCATACTCTAAGGGTGTATATACTATACCTTCGATAGTGGCGCCGCCGTCCTCTATACGGCTTGTAATACTGCGACGTAAAGCACCACTATCTATTGGAGCCGTTTCTTTTGCGCTTGTCTCTACCAATACGCAAGCCTGCTACATTCCTTTTCGTATGGTTGCGCCATCCTCCATCTTGGAGAACTTGGCAAGCAGTTCGTCCGCTCCTTGAATTTCAATACTCATTTTTGACGCGCCATATATACTTGGTTATATCTGCCCTTCACCACATAGAGCACTTTCAACGTTTCCTCACCATAGAGCACAACGCATTTATCATCTATTGGTTCAGTTGTGATACCCAAGTATTGAGCATCCTTGTAGAGTATATTGTCTGTGAGTTGAGTATTGAGAAGGCTAACTGCCATATGGATTTTTGCGGATGTATCGGAAAGAGCTGGCTGGCCGTAAGCGTCCTATGCGCCAAATGTCTTATAGGTGTATTCTCTAAAGTGCTGCCGCATCTCACAACACCTTCAACTTGCGCTTAGCGTTGAGTGTAGCAAGAATATCGGCGGGGTATCCGTCAATGTAGCTTTCACTTACGCTTCCCGCATTATAAGCAGATAAACCCTCCGCGCCCATACGGTTGAGTTTGATAACCGCAATACGCTCGGCAATGAGTTCAAGAGAATAATCCAAGTCTCTGCGGCAGTAATCCTCTACTTCAGCAATCGCCATTTTGAGAGCAAGCCCAATCTCCGCGTCAGAGAAATTTTCCGCGCCCGCGCCAAGCAAAATTTTCACTTCATCAATCATTTTAGTAGCCTCCTATTAGGAGGGGGAGAAAACTCCCCCTTTATTTTCAGAATAAATTAGGAAGCCGCCTCGGTAATCTTGCACGCCTTGGTAGCGTCGGTAAGAGCGCAAATATAGCAATCGCGCAGATAGATGGAGTTCTTGCGGGTATCGGCGTCGCGCTCCTGTTCAACCTCTACATCTTTCTTGAGGAAGAGAGTGATAGCTTCATTAGTCATAACATAAGCCTTATCAGTCAGAGCCTTTGTAGCAACAACAGGGATACCGGCAATAGTGCCAACCTGTCCGTTATACACAACCTCGCCTTGGCGAGCGGAAACATAATCATTATCCTTGCGGAGAGCAGCCTTCCACTTGTTAGGAATGACAATGAAGATTTTGCTTTCGTCCTCAATATTGAGTTCGCTGATAGCGTCAACAATGACATCATAAGAAAGCGCAGAGCCCTTAGCAAAAGTGATACCCTACACAAGTTCCGCACTACCGGCAGAGTTCTTAGTAGCAAGGGCGGCGTAGAAGTCGCTTGTCATTTTATTAGTCATAACCTGCGTCGCGCCCTTGAGCATAAAGTCAACAATGAGGTTATCCTTCATAAAATCTTCATCGTAGTAATCCGCGGCCTACTGAATGAGCTTCACGGTGTAGTCATTGCCGACATAAGCAATAGAGCCACGAGAGCCCGCAGTAGAGCCAACGCCAACGCCAAGAGCCTCGGCAACGCCAGAGTAGGTATATGTGTTGATGGTTTTCGTCATACCCGCAGAAGCTACAAGACTATCATCAATAGTCATCATAGAACGAGCATTGATTTGAGTGGTGAGTAAGTCTTTGGCCTTGGCCTCAATAACCTTATTCGCATAAACTGTATTTGCCATATATGTAATCCTCCATTATCCAAAAAACTTGGAAAATATTTCTGGCTGTTCAATAGCCAACTTATTCAATTCAGCCATAGACATTTTCTTTACGACATCTTTTGTAATCTCGCCGTTAGAAGAAGAGTTGCCCTTGGGAGTATTTCCCGCAAGTCGCTTTTCTACCTCGGCCTTTACCGCCGCCTTGAAAAGTCTATCCAATGTATCAATATTTGTTTGAGCTTCCGTAATATCCTCACCGATAGAAATAATATCGGCAAATTCCGCGCTCAATCCTCTGCTTGAAAGAACAGACTTCAACTCACTCTTATTCTTTTCAATCTGGAATTGCGCGAGCTGGCTTTGGAGCTCTTCAATACGCATTTGAGCTTCCGCGTCTTTACGCTGTTGCTCATCAAGAGAAGTCAAGGAAAGCTTCTTCTCGTATTCTTTCTTTTGCTTTGCGAGAGCTTGATTTACTCGCTTGTCGCTCTCACTCTGTAAGAGGCGGAGAACCTCTTCTTGGGTATATGTCTTAGCCTCTGGTTCAGTGCTCGGATTGTTTTCCGCGCCCTGCCCCTACTGGTTATTTTCCATACCTTTATTTTCGTTATCCATTATGTATTCCTCCGTTATGATTTTGCGGGAAGCCCGCAACCCCATTATTTGATTGTTCGTTTAGTGTCTGAACCCCCAAAGCGACATATATAGAAGGAAGAAACGGGAAAATCCCGTTTCTTCCAGAAAACAACTTAGAAAAATTCTTTTCCCTCGGCATATGCCTTACGGCATTCCTCAAGGGACATTACATTTGCACACCCGCCAACTGTTAGCCATTTCTCTTGGACAACATCATTCTCCCACCCACAAACAGGGCAATCTTCATAAGGTTCTTTGAAGATATACTTTCCGCAAACCGGGCAGGGACGAATAGCAGGGTTTTTCTTATTATTTTCCGTATTCATTTATTTGTTCCTTCCAATATTCTTCTGGTGATTGCTTATCGGGCACAAATAGAGTTGATATTGTTCCTTTATCGCTCAATATACCTATTCGCCCGGAAGAATGTTCAAACTTGAAGAGCCAATCCATACTACTCATAAAGCCCTCCATATCCTTTCCGTCAATGTCTTTTTTCATAAAGGCATCGGCCATTTCTTCATACTTCTGCCACGCTTCATCTCCGGTTAGGCCGGTGAGTTCTTCCGCGTGGTTCTAATGTCTCTTTGTTCGTTTATAGAAGTGCAGCGGTTCTCCACTCTTCTATAGCTCCTTCACCTTATCAATAGCCCGCTGGACAATATCAGGCGGTTCTACGCGGATTGTTTTGCTATGAGACGGAACAGACATTGCTCTTGTGCGCCGTGGTTTTTCTTTCGGCTTTTCTTGTAGTCTACTATCTTCTTTCTGTGAAGTCAAATCCATTACGGGCACAATACAACACCGGCAACGCGGATGAACGGGAACGGGCATAGTAGCATCAATGGGATATTCCTTCCCATCCAGCTCGGCGCATTGCGGGCACGTCCTACTTGATTTATCAGCCACAATTTTCACTTTCTAAATGCCATAGTTTTTATAGCGTTCTCGCGCTGTTTGCGTCTGAATGTGGGCTATTTCTGTGCGGGCTATGGTGTCCGCGCGATTGTATCCAACACCAAACTCTTCCATAAGCATATGTTTTAGTTCGGTTGTTTTTTTGCCGGTAATCACGCAATCAACAAGAGCATCATTCAAGCTTTCTTGGAGCTTATCAATGTTGCCCCAAACACGGGCGCTCCAATTCTTTCCATCTGCACACCAAATAGAATTGATAAGTTGGTTAGCATTCTCAATACTTGGTTGGGTGAATGCTGATTGTGATGGGAGAGAAATAGACTTCCAAATATGTTCATAGGCTTCTTCAAATTTCTTAGAGAACAATACTTCTTGCTTATCGCCAAGTTTTTGAAGCTCTAAGCGTAAAGCGCCTTGAAGCTTCCAGTAGGTATCTAATTTATATAAATCCGCTACAGAAGGCGTTATACCCTCCGCAGTTTGACGCAGTAGCTTTTCATAGGTAGCTTCAAATTGTTTTATGAGCCGTCGCATAGCTTTAGAGTAGTAAATATTCAACTCTTTTTGAAGCTCGGTTATAGATTGCGTGGCTTGCTTTTCTTGCGCCCGGCGTATACGCTCAATCCAATATTCTTCTGTTTGGCTCATTCCTCATCACCATCATCAGGTGTATTGGTTGGCGCGAAAGAATAGAGTTCCATCTTCTTCTGTTTCTCTTCGGTAATAGCCTCTAATTCCTTATCTACATCACTCACTTGAGGTATCATACCAAGTAATGTTTTATCACTTACTACGCCTTGTAGTCCCTTGACTGTGTTGAGAATGTCGCTATTATCAGAAGGAATATTGCGCGTAAATGTAATAGAAATATCGCGGAAAACCTCTTCGCCAAGCTTTAGAGAAGCGACGCCCGCAATAAGCTCAATACGGCGTTGGAGCGCTTTCTTCATATTACTCTCAATGGCTGCGGCCTTCGTCTCACAACCGGTAAGGCGGTAGCGGATAGCCACGCCAGAGCTTACCCCGCCTACAAATGTCTCACTGGAAAAGTCGGGGCATTTTGCAATGCGGTAGATACTATCGTGAATGCGCTTGAGGATATTTTCAACTTGTGCATCATTCGCGTTTTTGGTAAGCCATTCCGCGGCAGCTCCCTCCGGAAGAACCAAGACGCGGTTTTCTTTCATAGAAATAATATCATCCGTCTCGGCGTCGCATCCGGTAATGGAAAGGTAGGCATCACAAAAAGCATCATAATCATCAATCTCACCAGAGAGGATTTCGTTGTATGCATCTTGAAGGCTCAAAATACAATCAAAAATATTGCGCTCATCTTTATCCAAATAGAAGATATTGGCCGGGCATTGATTGAAGTAATGGGGCTCTTCGGAAAGAAAAACAAGTCCACCATTCTCTCCACTCATTTTATAATGGCGCACAGTAATATTACTGTAGGCATCAAGAAAGTAAGTGTTGCTTTCATCCCACTCGTTAGCCTTATACCATCTTACAAAGTAGAGTAAATCCTAACTCAAACTATCATCATACACACCAAAACAGTTGAGCGGATTGATAAGACGGAAACGCACTTTTCCATCACTATCTATATACATAAGTTCCGCGGCCACACCATATACAAGAGCATCATTTAGAAAATCGCTGTCCTCGTCTTGGTAATCGTTATATTTCAAACACTCCATAATCTCATCAATAGGAGTTTCGCTACTGTAGGAGATATAGCCCGGAGAAGCAATGTATCCGTTATAGGAGCTCACTATATCGCTACAGTAGTTTGTGATAACCTTATTACAAGGTTTAGAAGCATCGTTATATGACTTATTTAGAATAGCTTGCTTACCGTCGAAGTAGTTCTTGTAATTGCGCAACGTAGGACGAACCGCAACTATAAACTAATTCATCATTTTATTGATAAGCGCGGGAGTTAGTTCTGTATCCTTATTCAGAAAGAACATTAGCAAGTTCCTCCTCTAATTTGTTTATTTGCGCGCGCCACTCTGCGCGGTTTGCTTTACACTCGGCGTATTCGTCAGCAGTAAGCCAGCCCTCCATAAACTTTAGAGCTTTATAATCAGTAGCATCTAATTGAGCTTTCAGAGTTGCAATTTGAGAACGTAGGGCGCGCGCAGTATCGTTTTTTGTTTCTGCGGGTGAAGGTGCGCGCGAAAGAATTTTGAATTTTCCATCTACTACGGCATAGTAGTGGTATTTTGTTGGGAGAGGTTGCTTCCGTTCAGCTTCGGTAATTTCAATATAGGGTTCTGTATCTTTGCCGAAGGAAAGAACCTTGCCAGTAGTGGCGTCATAGTTTACTTTTATCATTTAGGTTTCCTCCGGTTAGGATTTGTAGCATATCGCATTGATTGAGCAGTTGGAAGTGCTAACAAAATTACCATCATAAGTTATATACGCGCCATTGTATTCATCATAACTATCAAGATAAATAGAAGTATTCATCCAACTTGAACTTCCCCAAGTCTATCCATTATTACCGTTATAATCACTACCAACATTCAAATATGTTTGATGGTAGTTATAATTACTGTCCTACCAGAAAATTACTACCTCTTTGGCATTGTATAAATTTCCTTCATATATGGATGTTGTAATGTTCCAATTACCGCTACCGCTACTCATACCATAATAATTCAATAAATCTGGAAGCGAACTCCACGAAGTATCATAGTCTTTTACAGTATTCTTTATAAGTATTTGTGGATAGCCGCCCCCAGATGGAACGCCATTATTAGCAGAGACTTGCGCTGTATCTACAGAAATTATCCCTTCATCTGAAATATTTATAGCTGTCCCAGCTCGAAAAGGAAGAGGATAATACCAACCTTGCTATCTGATATATGGAACACGGCGTTGAGGATTAGTCCCGCCTTCAATGTCTTTTCCAATAAATAGTAAAGCATATGACTTTCCATTAGAGCCATATTTCGGCTATTCATCCAACTCATCATTTATATATAACACACCATCATTAGAAATTGTAATTCTACCTATATCAGAATTATTATATGGTGATGTATTTGAAACTACTTTTACCCCACCAAGTGTTGAATAAGAGGCTTGTGGTAATGTGTAAGAACTTCCACCGCCACCGCTCGCGCTAATCACATTATTCTGGATGGTGATATTTTCACCCGCAGTAAGTTTATCTTGTTTCGCGGCCAGCCCATTATTTAGAGCTTCTTTTGTGGCGAGAGTATCCAAACTTTGGTGCTCGGTGAGGTAGCCTACATCATTCTCTAATTCACTTACCTTAGAAGGCACATCAATAACTACATCACCCGTTTGTCCGTTCACGGAACTAACCGCACCAGAACCCACAGGCACTTGTAATTCAATAGAACTTGAAGAAGGCTTTAGTTCAATAGAATTTGATAAAGGCTTTATCTCAATATTATCTTTCTTGCCTTTCAGCACAACGGGCATCACTCAACCCTCCAAATACAAAGGCCGATAGAAAGACAAACTCTCTCCATCCTTCATTACCTTATACCAAAGTTTGTGTTCTCCCTTTGTGGCCGCGGCAGGAACCACAAAGCTCCAAAAACCTCCTTTATTGGAGGCAGTAAATGTTCCATCAAATTGTGCGTGTGGTTCTGCGTGCTGTCCAAAAGCCAGAACAAGCACACAACCCTCACTAATGTCCGCGCCATTCTCATCAGTAATTACCGCCGCAATTTGCAATTCTTCACCGGCTACGGCTTTGATTACGTCATATAAATAATCTACCAATGGTTTACCTCCTTACAGCCCTAAAACGCTCTTATCAAGCGTCTTTAGCTTCTTATTCGTGTATATATCAGAATACCCATAACGCAGAGCATCAATAGCGTGGCTCCATTCGTGGGTGGTATCGTCGGTGTATTCTCCGGTTTGTTTGGATTTGATGTATGAGAAGTTTTCCAGCTCGGTTATGAGGTTCACGCAAGACGGAGAAACAATGAGCTTGTTATCTTGCAGAAACATAAGCCCGGCTTTCCCGCTGTCTTTACCCTTCGCGCAAGGCACAGCATTTATACCTTGAATGCGAAAGAATTGGATTGTGCGCGGTTCTGCTGCATCTACACAAAGCTTCGATTTGGAAAGCCCCATAGAGGTAATTGCATCCGCTAATTCAGAGAGCTGGCAACCAGATTTGTAAAATTCGTTTGTAATGTATATTGTGCGCGCGGGCGCGTCATACCAACTATCAATGATTGCGGTTTTATCTACGAAGCCTAAGTCCATCCCGCAACGGTGTTCTAATTGGCGAGCTTCAAGAAGAGTGTGAATGTCAAATTGTTCTGCTGTCCAATTCGTGAGGACAAGCCCTTCGGAAGGCACACCCCATAAGCCTTGAGTATATATGCGCGCTTTGGCGGGGTTGCGCTGGATGAGTTCTTCAAGAGATTGAATGTAGGCAGGAGAAAGAAAAGGATTATCCTTATAGGTGGTTTTAGAAAAATAGAAGCTTTGCGGCGGGCTCACTTCGCAAAAATCATAAAGCCAATGGTGCTTAGATATGGGGTTGAAAGCCATAAGGATTTGTTGGTTTTTGGCTTTACCTCTCATACGCAAATTGAGCTGTTCTACTACTTCTTTAGAGACTTCATAAACCTCTTCAATAAATATAGTAGATATATTGGTTAGAGAAAGCAGTTTGGTTTCATCATCAAGCCCAATAAATACTATTTCTGAACCATTAGGAAAGCGTATGTTGAAGTCTGTTTCTCGTATTTTGACATACTCCATAAGCTTCCATTTGGATAGGATTTCTTTGAAAAGCGCAAAGCAAGAATTACGAATAGTTGTAGCATAGCGGCGGCACACAAGAACCTTGATAGGTTCGCGCAAACACCGAACAATTAGCTTTTGGGTTATAAAGTAAGACTTACCAGAACCCGCGCCACCAAGGTAGACTTCCCAACGGTGGGAGTAGTCAAAAAGTAAAGGAAAGAGCTTAGGAGAGAAAAGAGCCTTAGAAAGATTGAGCTCAATCTCCATTAGTAGGTTCGTCTCCTATACATACATTTATCACGGTTTTAGCATCAACTTTAGCCTCTACTTTTTGCGCTGGCGCGTATCCGTGGTAGTCAAGGATGTATTTTACTGCTTTGAAGTCTCCTTCACGAGCAAGAGAAAACATCTATTCGGAAGCCATTTGTTTGGCCTCTTCCCACTTGCGGGATAGTCGCTCTTGGAGTTTATCTGCAAAGCCGTTTATGTTGTTGTCTTTCCAATTATATACGGTTCGGACATTTATACCTAATCGCTCGGCGTGAGCTTTCATCGACAAGGTGGGGTTTTCGAGATAGGCATCAAGAAAGGCATTTTGCCTTGCTGCAATGTCTTTCATACTTTTCGGCATAAGCTCACCTCCTTACAGGATTGTTATATTGATATGGTTTTGAATTTCAGAAAGCTTGACAAGCCAGCCGGAACTATCATTCCCGCAATACGCTATGCGCCGTTGCATATCTTTCAACTTGGCGCGGAGCTAATCCATTGGGATTATGTATATGGTGCTGGTAGTGGCGTCGCAGTAGGCGAGGAAGTCGGCTTGCGTGAAGCGATACCAACCAAGCCCACCTTTAGAATGGACGTTTGTTAGTTCAAGGTAGAGGTTTCCTGTTTCCGCTATGCGGCAATCATTCTTTACTTCAAAAGAACGGGTATTGCCGGTGCGCGGGTTAGTGAGAAGGAAGTCTATGTCCTTGTCCCAATAGGCGCTACAGTTGGATACATCTTCAACTATGTAGCTGGCGCTCATTACCTATTTGAATAGAGCTTCACCTTGCTTTCCGATGAGTGCTGAATTAGTCATTTTTTCGTCTCCTTGAGGCTTCTCCTTTGCCTCTGGATATAAGTAGATTTTTGGGTATAGGGTTTAGATAAATTTGGTGCAGGGTTGAAAAAAAATTTTTGGGGTTAGTTCAGATTGGAGAGACAAAGAGCGGAGAAAAAGAAAGATGGACAGGAGACGAATGTGTTTCTCTTGTATCTCCAACCTGAACTAATCCCAAAAGGGATTAGTTTTAGGGTAAAGCCTAACAGAGCAAGAAGTTAGGCATAAATAGATAGATAAATATAGGAGGTGCGGAAGGAAGTATAGTTGAATGGCAAAGTTCTCTTTTCCCTTCCACTTATAAGTAGATTTTTTAGGCTACACTTTAGAAAAAATTGGTGCGGGTTTTGAAATTTTCAAAAATAAATTTTGGAAATTGATTTTTGGATTGTAAGGCGCGGGCTGGATAAATTCCATTCATAAAATCTATGGAGCCCGCGCAATGTGAGCCAAACTTACAATTGGAGCTTTCCACCCCAAAGCAGACAAGCCCAGGTTTGCGCGCCAACAATGCCGTCAACGTCAAGCCCATTACTCTGTTGTAGCGCGCGCACAGCGTTGGAAGTCTCATTACCATATTCCCCATCAGCGCCACAAGTGGGCAACGAGCCCCCATTAGCCAGAAGTAGAGTTTGGAGCATTGCTACCGAATGGCCAACACTACCATTTTGAAGCATAGGCAACTTCACAGAGCAAGTATCTAAGGGGACGGTTATTTTTCCTCCCCAATTCGCGGCGGTAGTGTCTTTTATATCAATGGATGGGATGGAGGCCGCAGCACTCGGAGTTGTGTAGCGCGGGCGCAATGCTTCATCAGTAATTCCTATTGCTGTGTGATTGGCGGTGTTCAGATAAATACACCCAATAGCCCCGCGCATATAATCTAAGATGTGCTGCCCGCGCAGAGCTTCAAATTTACCGGTAGATAAGAAGGTTTGTTCTATAGTTCCTGTGTAGCCTGTGCCGGTAGGGATAGCAAGCCCCGCAAGAACATAACAAGAGATAACCAAGGAGCTACAGTCAAAATCTCCTTGCGCGCCCGCAACTTTACCACCATTAGCTACGATTGAGTTGTAGCCCGTCCAGCGGTTAGGTTGAGAGTAGCCAAAAGAAGGATTGGAAGCTATTTCTTGGGCTATCTGCGCGGCCTTGCGCCGTAAGGTATCATCCTTGCAGTAGAGCACTACATCCCAAGGATAGGAGTAGAAGTTGGATACGCAAATTTCGCGGCCTGTCTAATCACCCATAGAACCGTGGGTTGTGCGGTTTTCGCTGCTTGTGGCTTCGACAATATACATTATATTTACCTCCTATATGGTTCAATTGATTTCATCAATGTTGTATGTTGGGGTTTTTTTCTTTGATGAAGGAATGGGCACACGGATAATTTTTTTGTTTTCTTCTGCAACTTGAAAACTATGCATAATTGCTTCTTTTTGAGCAATCTCTTTTTCAAAGTAGTTGTTAGCAGAAACAATATTTTCATCTTTTAGGCAAAGATAGAGGGTAGGCTCTATTCCTTTGCAAAATCTACCTTTCATTTCCTTTGCGTCAAGATAATACAAGGCGCGGGCGCAATCTTTTGGAGAAACTTTTGTATCTTTGATTTGTTGATTTACGCGCGAAGTGGCAAAGTTTTCTCCTTTGTAGGCGATAACGAAAGCCATCAAATCAGCTTTTGTTTCTACTGAATTTGCAGCATCAAAAGGATGGAGCTCTTTCATTTTTTCTACTGTCTCCCACCCTTGACTTTCTGTAAAAGAGGATGATGAAGCGCTATTCTCTTTGTCATTTTCTTTCTCATTATCATTATCATTATCATTATCATTACTCACACTAACTCCAACTTTTTTACACTTTTTTACTCCTTCGGCGTAAAGGAACGGAAACTTTTCTTTCATCACTTTTACTCTATACTTGATAGTATCGAGGCTCACGCAAAGAGTATCCGCTATAATTTGTTGTGTTGCTCCATTGGCCATCATTTCGGCAATATCATCTAATTGGAGTTTAGCTCTTTGCCCCGCCTCTTTAGACTAAACCTTATTACAGTAAGTCTCATTACTTTTAGCAACTGTATAAGCTCTATTGCGCAGTAGACGGCGCACTTCTCTATCTTCTGCTTCAAAATCACCGCCAAATCCTAATACTGTCAATCCAAACATAAGTTCCAATGCCTTTTCGATTTCACCATCTTCATATAAATCAATGGCGTTTTCAAAATCAGTTAGATTTACTATTGCGGTGTCTTTGAGACGATTTTCAATATCAAATTTCATAATTACCCTTCCTTGCCTTCCGTTTATAATAAAAACGAGAGTGCGCAGCACAATGGAAGGCTATTGTGTCTTACACTTTAGGGAAGGTAGCTATTCTTCCTTCGCTCTCGTCTATATATAAGTAGACTTTTTATATTTTGCTTCCGAAAAAAAAT